TTCGAGCGCGGCCTTGCCTGACAGCGGCATGGCGCGTAGCTCGCCACGGGCCTTGGCCTTGCGCGTGGCGGCCCGCCCAGCGGCCTTGCGCCGCTTGCGGTCGGCGTTGCCGTCCTCGATGGCTTTCGCGACGGCCAAGTCGGCGGGCGTCATGCCGCCGATTGATCCGGCCCGGCGCAGGAAGCCCGGGATTTCGAGGCTGTCGGCAATCGGCAGTTCGGTGACCGGGATATCGGTCACGTCGCTGACTGCTGCCGCCGCGACGGGCATCGGCGCTTGCGGTGCCGCGACGACGGACACGCGCGGTGCACGGTCCTCGACCGCCGCCGCCGGGCTCGCCGACGCCGATTTGTTGGCGAGCCGGGTGCGCTGGCGTTGCAGCTTCCCGACCATGTTGGCGGCGCGGGTGAGCCGTGGATTCCAGCGCTTGAGCGCGGCGTCGACTTGTTCTAGCGTTTGTCGTTTGCTCATGTGTTGTCGGCCGCCGCTCGCAACGGCGGCCGTTCCTTTCTCAGTTTCAGTTTTCAAATAACCCGACGACGTGTCGGGCAGATCGGGCTTATTCCCGCGCTGCACGATCAATATAGCAAACGCGACTCGGCGATTTTCTGATTCAGCCGCGCGGCGATCAAACAAACCCGCATGACATGCGGGTCAAAAACTGAAAAACGAAAAACTTGACACGGTGGATTGCGGTCAACTCGCGCGCATCAAACAAACAAACGCGAGACTTGTCCGCAATCGACGCTGCGACAATCTGTCAAAACAGCGGAGGGTGCGCGATGCCGTTCGGTGTCCCCGATTATCACGCGTTCCACATCGAACAGGGCCTCACGTATTTTTTCCGCAATGACTTTCACACCGCGCTCGTCGAGTTCGACCAGGCCATCGCGATCCGCGACAGCGACATGGCGCGCTTCGACCGCGCGCACGCGCTGCTCGCGCTCGGCCGCTACAGCGAAGCGTGGCCCGACTATGCGGCGCGCTACGGGCTGTTCGGCGACGCCATCGCGCTGACCGACGCCGGCCGAGCGATCCGCCGCCGCCTGCCGCATTGGACCGGACAGCCAGACGGCCGACTCGCGGTGCTCGCCGAGGGCGGCTTCGGCGACACGATCATGATGCTGCGCTTCCTGACGCCGCTCATGTGCCGGTTCGAGGCGCTCGACGTCGTGCTCGACGTGCCCGAGCCGCTGCGGCGGCTGGCGGGACAATGCGCGCCGCTCGGCGACCGCGCCGATATGTGGTGCTCGCTGTTCGATCTGCCGGCGATCTTCGATCCGGTGATTCCGCTGGCGCGCTATCTGCGGCCCGACCCGGTGCTGGTCACGCAATGGCATGGCAAGGTGTTCGCGCGCTCGCGCGACGCGCGCCGGATCGGCATCGCGTGGTCGAGCGACACCAATCATGTCGGCGAGCACGAGCATCAAACCCGTTCGCTGCCGCTCGAAAGTTTCTTGGCACAGCTCCCGGTCGAGGGCGCGCTTTTCAGCTTGCAGCACCATGACCGCGACGAGGCCGCGCGGCTCGGCGTGCACACGCCCGAGCTGGCCGACTTTGCCGACGTGGCCGCGCTCGCGTCGCTCATGGACGTGATCGTTTCGATCGACACGGCGGCCCTGCACGTCGCCGGGGCCATCGGCCATCGCCACACCTACGCGCTGTTGCCGTGGGCCCCGACGTGGCGCTGGCACGCCGGCAATCGCTGGTATCCGCAAGTGAAGCTCTGCCAAGCTGACGCGCCGGGCGAGTGGTCGAGCGCGTTCGCCAAAATCGAGGACAAGCCATGACCGTCGCCGGATTCCTGATCGGCTTCATCAACTGCATCGCGCTCGCGGTGATCCTCGTGCTGATCGGCGCGATTGTCGCGTGGGTGATGGGCGCACTCGGCTGGGCGGTGCCCTGGAATATCCATCGGCTTTACCTCGCTCTCGTCGCGCTCATCTTTCTGATCTGTTTCGTGTCGTTGCTGTTCGGCTCGCCGATGGTGCACATCTTCGGCCACGCCTGACGCGATCCAGCTTCACAACTGAAAACCGCTCGTGCCCGTGCCGCGCCCCCAGCGCGGCGCGATGATTCTTGGAGGCAGTCACATGCCAATGAAGCCGCACAAGGGCGAGTCGCAAAACGATTTCATGGGCCGATGCGTCCCCGACATGATGGGCGACGGCAAGCGTGAGAACGATCAGGCGGTGGCCGCATGCCTTTCGATCTGGCGCGAGGACAAGGGCGAGAAGCCGCCCGCCGGAAAATCGCTTGAGCAATGGCTGCGCGAGCGCACCGCCGAGTGGATCGCGCGCGCCGCCGACGACAAGAAACCGAAAAAGCCCTACGGCGACGTCGAGTACGCCGATCCCGGCTATCAGGCCGACAAGAAGCCGCGCTATCCGGTCGACACCGCCGATCACATTCGCGCCGCGTGGAGCTACATCAACAAACCCAAGAACGCGCGCAAATACTCGTCGGAAAATCTTGCCAAGGTCAAAGCCAAGATCGTCGCGGCTTGGAAAGACAAGATCGACGCCAAGGGCCCGCCGAGCGCCAGCGACAAAAAGGCGATGGATACGCTCGCCGAGCAAGTCCGCGCGTTCGTGCAGCGCCAGGACTATGCGCCCGATCCCGACGACGACGAGGGACACGACGATTTCATTGACCGATGCGTCGACGAACTGACCGATGATCGCGACATGGACGAGGACGATGCCGAGCAGGCCTGCCAGCTCAAATGGGATGAATTTGTCGACTCGCGCGGCCTTGGCGCGCACCCGCCGATCATCACCAAGGAGCACATCAGCAACGAGGGCGACGACCCGCTCGAATTCGTCTTGAGCGACGCGACGCCGGATCGGTTCGGCGACATTGTCGAGCCGAAGGGCTGGGAGGTCGAGAATTTCAAAAAGAACCCGGTCGCGCTGTTCAATCACGACAAGTCGTTCGTGATCGGCACGTGGGAGAACCTCAATCCCAATGACAAGGATTTGCGCGGCCATCTGAAACTCGCGCCGCGCGGCACGTCGCCGCGCATCGATGAAATCCGCCGCCTGATCGAGGCCGGCATCCTGCGCGCGTCGTCGGTCGGCTTCCGGCCGCTCGAATGCGAGCCGATCAAGGACAGCAATTACAAGCCCGGCCCGTTCGGGATGATGGGCGGCGGCACGCGCTATCTGAAATCCGAACTGATCGAGACGTCAGTCGTGGCGATCCCGGCGAACCCGAATGCGCTGGCCGTCGCCAAGTCTCTCAACATTTCCGCAGACACCGTGCGCCTGGTCTTTGGCGAGCATGCCAGCAGACAGATCGTGCGCAGGGAGGCGGCTACGACCGTTGTGCGCCGTGGCGAGCATGCCAACAACAAACGGAGCGGAGCGGGTGACGACGCAACTGGCGAGCATGCCGAAACGAACAATCGACAATCACAGGGCAGACCCATGTTGCTCTCTGCGCGTATCAAACAAGCCGAGACGAACGTGCTCGCGCTCCAAGATCAGCTCGAAGCTCATCTTGGCACGATCGACGACTCGGCACCCACCGAGGAGCAGATGCTTCTCACTGAGGACTTGTCGGCCAAGATCGAGGCCGCCAGTCGCAACCTCTCGAACCTCAAGGCCATCGAGGCCCGCAATGGTGCCGGTGCCGTCGAGGCCAGCAAGGCGGGCGACGCCCGCAACTACACCAAGGCGCCGGGTGACCTCGTGCTGCGGTCCAAAAAGACCGAGCCGCTCGATTATCTGTTCCGCGCCGCCGTCGTGCGCTGCATGGCGAAATCGAAGGGGCAGACCATCGACGACATGCGCGAGAAAATCTACGGCAAGGACGAGGTCACGCGCGTTGTGTGCGACATAACGCTCAAGGCCGCGAGCGCGCCGGCGATGACGACGGTCACCGGATGGGCCGCCGAACTCGTGCACCAAATCTACGCCGATTTCATGCAAGTGCTGTTGCCGCTGTCGGTGTTCCCGACGCTGTCGAGCATGGGCTTGGCGCTGCAATTCGGAGCTGCGGGTCGCATCCTGATCCCGACTCGTAATCTCACGCCCTCCATCGGCGGCTCGTTCGTCGGTGAAGGCCAGCCGATCCCGGTGCGGCAAGGCGCGTTCGCGTCGCAGACCCTCACGCCGAAAAAGCTGGCGGTCATTACGCCGTGGACTCGCGAAATGGACGAGCACTCGATTCCCGCGATCGAGGGCTTGCTGCGGCAGGCCGTGCTTGAGGACACCGCCATCGCGCTCGACACCGTGCTGCTCGACAACAATCCGGCGACCGCGATCCGGCCGCCCGGGCTGCGCTCGTATCAGGCGGGCTTGGCGGCGACGGCCGGCGGCGGCTTCGCCGCGCTGGTCGGCGATATCAAGCAACTCTATGGCTCGCTGCTCACCCTGACCAACGGCAACGTGCGTTCGCCGGTGCTCATGATGAATCCGCAGCAAGAGCTTTCGATCCGGCTGACCCAGCCGCCGAACGCTGCCGCGCCGCTGTTCCCGTTCCAAGAGCAGCTCGACGACGACAAACTCGTCAACGCCGACGTGATTTCGTCCTCGACGGTGCCGGTCGGCGAGTTGGTCATGGTCGACGCCGCCGACTTTGTGTCGGCCGGTGCCGAGGGGCCGCGCATGGAAATTTCGGACCAAGCGACCCTGCACTTCGAGGACACCGCGCCGGTCGATATCACCGGCGGCACGCCGTCGCCCGCGACGCCGGTCAAGTCGCTCTGGCAAACGGACAGCCTCGCGCTTCGGCTCATAATGCCCATGAACTGGATTCTCAGGCGTCCGGTTGTTGCTTGGACAACTGCCGTCACCTGGTAAGCCCGCAAAACAACAAATAAACGGCGACGCAGCCGCGCCGCCGTCCCGCCACGTTTTCCTAAAACAAGCAACCGGAGGACTCGCAATGGCCGAGACGGACACCCGATCAACTGCGCATGCCGCGCATTCGGGCCACGCGGCGCAAGCCGCCAAAGCCGACCCGCTGGCGCAGACCAAAGCCGATGCGGCGAAGCGGCAACAGCAACAAAAAGACGCGTTGAAGGGCCGGCCAACGCCGACCCAGGACGAGCTTAATCAGGCCAATCTCGGGATGCACCCCGAATTGTCCGACGACGGCTCGGGCCCCGATCCGAACGAGGCGGCCAACACGGTGCGCCACACCCCGGCGGCTGGCTCCGCGCCCTACCGCACGCGAGACATGGCGCGCACCTAAGCATGGGCTGGCTCGCCAACATCACGCGCGTGCTTTCCTCGGCGGTCGGCAAGGCCGCCGAGGGACAATATCGGCCCGGCCCGTACTATTTGCCGGTAACGCACGGCTGGCTCCCGGCAAGCTGGGGCCAGTCGATGAATTGGTGGCAGAACGGGCACACGCCGCTGCTCGCCGGCGGTCATCTGGCGATCATCGAGGCGTGCCTGTCGGCTTATTCGCAGACCGTCGCCATGTGTCCGGGCGAGCACTGGAAGGCCAACGCCAAGGGCGGCCGTGATCGAGTGACCACGTCGTCGCTGTCGCGCATCTTGCGCACGCCGAACGATTATCAGACCGCTTCCGATTTTTTGCTCAATGCGGTGCGCCAACTCTATTTCGAGGGCAACGCCTACGCGCTGTGCATGCGCAACGCCCGCTATGAGATTGAGGAATTGCACTTGATGGATAACCGCTACACGCGGGCCTACATTGACGGGCAGGGCGATGTGCACTACGCGCTCGGCGGCAATTGGGTGGTGCAGAACCGCTACGGCCCGCTGTCGCTCGTGCCCGCGCGCGACGTGATGCACATCAAGCTGCACGTCGACCAGCTTCGCAATCCGCTTCGCGGCGAAAGCCCGCTCGTGTCCGCCTATTTGGACGTGCTGACCGGCGGCACGATCCGCGCACAAGCCGGCGCGTTCTACGGTAACCAGGCCAAGCCGGGTTTCGTGCTGTCGACCGACTTGCTGCTCGACAAGGACCAAGTGTCCGCGGTGCGCGACCGCTGGAACGAGCAAACAACGGGCGAGAACATCGGCGGCACGCCGATCCTGACCGGCGGCCTCAAGCCGGTGCAAATCCCGATGGCGACCTATCGGGATTCGCAGATCGCCGAACTGCTCAAGCTGACCGATCAGGATATCGCGATGGCGTTCCGCGTGCCGATGCCGATCCTCGGTATCAGCTCGGGGCCCTACGGCTCGACCGAGTCGCTCATGCAAGCGTGGGTCGCCTCGGGGCTCGGCTTTTGTTTGAACCATGTCGAGGAGGCGTTCGATCAGACATTCGGCCTGAAAGGCCAGCCCGACGAATATGTCGAATTCGACACCGAAGCCCTGTTGCGGTCGGCCTACAAGGATCGCATCGAGGCGCTCGTGCGCGGCGTTCAAGGCGGCGTCTATTCGCCGAACGAGGCGCGCAACAAAGAGAACCTTAATTCAGTCAAGGACGGCGACGAGCCGCGTGTCCAGCAGCAAGTGGTGCCACTCTCCGCAGCCGGAAGCATCCCGACGAGCGCGCCGGGAAAAACAAAAATACCAGCATCCCCGCCTGCCCCCTCGGCCCCGCCCGCGCCGGGGCCCCCGTTAGGGAGCAAACAAGATGCAGCAACAACACGACGAGATTCTGCGCTCGGACGAGTCATACTCAGCCGACACAAACAGCTCCGCCGCGCCAGACAACGCGACCTCCTCATTCAGTGACGCACTGGCCGATGCCGGTGCCGTCATCCTCGACGAACTGACGGAGCGCGCCGAGCGGCAGCTTGCGGTGATCGAGGCGCGCGCCGCGGCGGCGATGGCCGAACTGCGCGCCGCCGTCGCCGAGCAGCGCAACGCGTTCCGCGACCAAGTCACGGCGCGGCTTGCCGAGCTTCGCGACGGTGTGCCCGGTGCGGCCGGCCGCGACGGTGCGCCCGGCAACGACGGCGAGCGCGGCGAGCAAGGCCCGCCCGGCGAGCGCGGCGAACGCGGCGATCCGGGCGAGCAGGGCGCACGCGGCGAGCGCGGCGAGCAGGGCGGCGCGGGTCCGCAGGGCGTGCCCGGCCGACACGGCGAGCAAGGTGCGGCAGGCGAACGCGGCGAGCGTGGCGACGTCGGCCCACAGGGCGAGCGTGGTGAGCGCGGCGAGCGCGGCACCGATGGCAGCGACGGCGAGCCGGGCCGCATGGGCGACGCCGGGCCGCCCGGCCCGCAGGGCCTCAAGGGCGAGCGTGGCGAGCAGGGCGGCGTCGGCGAGCGAGGCCCGCAGGGCGAACACGGTGAGCGCGGCGAACCCGGCCGCGATGGTGCACCGGGCCTCAAGGGCGAGCAAGGTGCCGCAGGCGAACGCGGCGAGCGTGGTGAGCGCGGCGAGCCGGGCGAGCGCGGCGACGTTGGCCGCGATGGCGAGGCCGGTGATCGCGGCCCGCAAGGCGAGCGCGGTGTGCCGGGCGAACGCGGCGAGCGTGGTGCGCAGGGCGAACCCGGCCGCGACGGCGCGCCGGGGCTGTCGGTCAAGGGTGATGACGGTGCACGCGGCGAGCGTGGCCTGCCGGGCGAACGCGGCGACCGCGGCGCTCAAGGCGAGCGCGGCGAACGCGGCGAACGCGGCGAGCGCGGCGACGCTGGCGCGGCTGGGCCCGCCGGCGAGCGCGGCACGCCGGGCGAGCGCGGCAAGGACGGCGCGGACGGAATGCTCGGGCTCGTCGAGGATTGGAGCGAGGGCGTGCACTACCGCATGGCGCTCGTGACGCACGGCGGCTCGAGCTGGCAGGCGCGAATCGACACCGCGAAAGAGCCGGGCACGTGCGACGACTGGCGGCTCATTGCTGCGGCCGGTACGAACGGCGCGCCCGGTGCGGCTTTCAGAATTTGCGGCACCTACAAGCTCGACGGCGGCAGCTATCAGGCCCTCGACGTGGTGACGCTCGACCACGGCTGGTTTGTCGCCAAGTGCGACAACCCGGGAGTCTGTCCCGGGCCGAACTGGCAGTCGGGCCCGGTCGGCAAGAAAGGCGAGAAAGGCGTGCCGGGCGAGCGCGGCCTAAAGGGCGAGCCGGGCAAGAACGCGCCGACGTGGGTCGCCAATCAAATAGACGGCTACACCGTGATCCCGCGCTTGAGCGACGGCAGCGCGGGCCCGGCGATTTCGTTCGAAAAAATGTTCGAGCAATACGACGCCGAACGCAACATGAGCGAGCGCCGCTGATGCAGCAACTCTTGCACGTCATCACGCCGCCGACGACGAACGACCTCGTGTCGCTCGACGACATGAAGCTCAAGCTCATGCTGCAGCCGACCGATACCAGCAAGGACGCGCTGGTCGGCGAACTGATCACCAACATGAGCGCGGTAGTCGGCCGCCTGTGCAATCGGGTGTTCGGCTACCGCGAGGTCGAGGAGACGTTTTATCAGCTCAACGATCAGAACTCGCCGCAGCCCGCGACGCGGCGGCTATATCTGAGCCAGTGGCCGGTGAAGGCCGCTGACATTCAGTCGATGACCCACACCGTTGACGGCTCGGGCGTGATTGACGATTTGCTGCCGGGGCTGGGCGAGACGTGGTTTTTGGAGGAAACGACCGGCACGCTTTATCAGCGGCCGGACCTCGGGCCGTGGTTTGATACGATCGACGTCACCTATTCGGGCGGCTACGACTTGCCGACCGAGGCGCCGCCCGATCTTGTCTACGCGGTCGAGGCGGTGATCCGCGAGCAATACTACGTCGCGATCCGCAATCCGACCTTGTTCGGCGTGCGCCAGCTTTCGCACAAGGAAAGCCGCGTCGGCTTTTATCCGCCGACCATGTATTCGACCGCCGGTCTGCCGCAGACATGGACAACGCTGCAAAGCGTGCTGTTCCACTACGCGAGGCATTGGGTGTGATCGAGTGCGACACCACCGAGCTTGACGATCTTACGGCGCTGTTCGCGCGGCGCGCCGAGAACATGGTGCCGGATGCCGGCCGCGAAGCGATGGCGCGCGCCAACGAGTTTCAGGCATCGAAGCAACCGCACCCCGGCATCAAGCACGCTAGGACCATCCGTCACCGCATCTTGTCGCCGATCGCGTCGGCCAATCTGATCGCGCGGTTCATGGAAAGCGTGATGTTCAAGAAGCTGCTCGACTTTTTCGGAGACTGGTGATGCACGAACCGATCTTGCAGTTTTTCTCCTACGAGCATCTGCGCGACGATCTGAAAGAGGTCAGCAAGCCGTTCGGCGTGCTCGCGGGCGAAATCGTGCGCACACTGCCGCGCAATCCCGAGCGCACCGTGGCGCTGCGCAAGCTGCTTGAGGCCAAGGACGCGGCGGTGCGCGCCGCGCTGTTTCAGGACCCGACCGGGTGAGTTTCACCGGCGTTGATTGGCCGGGGACAACCTACGGCCCGAACTATGACTATTGGGCCCGCACGATCATCGTCACGCCGCTCGTCAGCCAGCCGGGGCAGGGTGCCGTTTCGGGTCGCGGCATCTTCAACACCGGCGAGATTTTCGTGCCGTCGCTCGACGGCGCGCTGGTTTCGACCAACGCGACCATCGTCGACATTCTGCTCAACGAGTGGCCGATCCTGCCGGCGCAAGGCGATCTGCTCGACATTCCCGATACCACGGTCAAGGGCGGCGCGTTCGAGGTCGCCAGCGTCGGCGGCGACAACGGCGGCGGCGAAATCACCGTCGTGCTCAAGCGCCGCGAGTCGGCGCTGATCGCCTGGAACATCGGCGCGGCCGATTACGGCCTCGGCGCGCCGAGCTTCGACGCGCCGCACGTGAGCGCCGCATGAGCGGTTTCGTCCACACGCCGCCGAAGCCGCCGACCGGCATCATTCACGCCGTCGAGGTCACGCCCGAGTTCGTCTTTCCGCAAAGTTTCTCGTTCTATATCCGCGACGGCTTTCTGGCGCGGCTCCAAAATGTGCCGATGTTCGGCAGCGTCAAAAAGTGGGCGCGCACCAAATTTTTCATCCGGCAGCACGACGTCTTTCCGTTCGTCGGCGTCTATCTGATAAACGACACGATGGCGGCCGATGGCGATCCTAACCACGGTGCGCCGCACTATCTCGACGCGCTCAAGCTCGGGTTTTCTGTCGTCATTGCCGACAACAATCCCGACGTGCTCGATCGCAATCTCGATCAGGCCTATTGGGCGATCATGAACTTGCTGACGTATGAGCGTTGGCACAAGTTCGACCCGCCGACGCCTGGCGCGCCCGAAATCCGCATCGAGGCGATGACGCGCGGCTTTCGCGAGAATTGGTACGGCAACTCGGCTTTGAGCAACGACTCGCCGATTGGGGAGCTGCGGCTTGATCTGACGTTCACCTACCGGGTGATCCTCAAGCCAGTGATCCCCGACGATCTGAAAACCATTCACGAGACGGTGACGCTGTCGTGGCCCTACGACCCGAACGAGCGCGAGGACGTCGTGGTGCAATACGATTTCGATCAGGAGCAAACAACAAACAGCGCGAGGACCTCCGATGAAAGTCAAAGCAAAAAACGAAACGCTGGCGAAAGTGCTGCGCCACCCAAACGGAACGCCGTTTGGGGCTGACGGCACCGCGCACTGGCCGGACGATCAGTTCACCAAGCGCCGCATCCGCGACGGCGACGTGACTGCGGTCGACACCACGGCCGCCGCCGCGACGCCGCCCGCCCGCGACACCCGGCAACAACACGAACACGGCGAGCACCGGCACGACAGGCCGGGCCGCGCCTCGGAGCGCGCAACATGAAAGAGGGCCCCATCCCGCGCATTCGCCCGGCCGGTCATCTGTGGCGCGCTGCGGCGGCGACCGTGCGCGGCTTTGTCAACGGCGTATCGGCCGACGACACCGCGCGCGCCATGTGGCCCGACGATCCGGTGACGCCGATCCTGCTCCGCGGTGCTTCGACGCAAGCGACGCTCACCGACCCGGCATGGGCCGGGCCGCTGGCGATGTTGAGTGTGTCGGACGCGGTCGAGGAGGCCGTGTCCATGTCGGCTATCGGCCGCGTCATCGCGGCCGGTGCGCTCAAGGTTGACCTCGGCCGCTACGCCAGCGTGCACGTGCCGGGCCGCGTCACCAATCCGGCCGATGCCGGGCAGTGGTTGCGCGAGGGCAAGCCGATCCCGGCGCGCACGCTCGGCATCCTGTCGGGCGCGACGCTCACGCCGCAAAAGGTCGCCTGCATCGTCACCATGACGCGCGAGCTAATCGAGGCCTCGAATATCGAGGACGTGGTGCGCGTGCTGCTCAGCGAAGCCGCCGGGCTCGCGCTCGACGCGGCGGTGTTCTCCAACGCAGCCGCGACGGCCGATCAACCGGGCGGCATCCTGCACGGCGTCACGCCGGTTGCGCCAACGGCCGGCGGTGCGTCCGGCTTCGATGCGTGCGGTCAGGACCTCGGCGCGCTGGTCAAGGATATCGCGTCGCGCGGCGGCGGTAGGCACGCGTTCTTTGTTGCCGCGCCGGCGCAGGCCACCGCGATCCGGTTTTGGGCTGGCGGCCAATTCGGCATCACGCCCGAAACCGAAACGCTGCCGATCGAGGGCTCGGCCGGACTCGCTGACGGCACCGTGGTGTGCGTCGAGCCGGAAAGCCTCGCCATCACCGTCGCCGATCCGCAGTTCGAGGCGTCGAAGATCGCCGCCATTCACCAAGAGGACACCGCGCCGGCGACCGATCTGCCGACCGGCACCCCGGTCAAGAGCATGTTTCAAATCGACGCCACCGCGCTGCGCATGACGCTGTGGGCCGATTGGGGCATGCGCGCGCCGCACGCAAGCGTGCTGACCGGCGCGCAGTGGTGACGATCTAAAAACCCAACTCAACGACCGGAAATGCAGGGACCGCCGCGAGGCGGTTTTTTAATTGGAGGAGTCCAATGGCCGTCCCGTTCCAGAATATCCCGTCCGACTGGCGCGTCCCGCTGTATTGGGTCGAACTCGACAACTCGCAAGCGGGCTTCCCCTACACGCTCATGCCCGCGCTCTTGGTCGGCACCATGACCACCAAGAACACCGACGTGCAGTGGAACGGCACCGCGACGCCCGACGTGCCGATCCTGATCGGCAAGCAACAGGATGCCGACCAACTGTTCGGCCAAGGCTCCGAGCTGGCGGCGATGTTCGCGGCGTTTTTCGCCAACAATCTGACCCAGCAAATCTACGGCTTGCCGGTCGCGGAGTCGGCCTCGTCGGTGCAGGCCACCGGCACCATCACGATCGGCGCGGCACCGACGCAAGCGGGCACGCTGCACCTTTACGTCGCCGGCGTCGACGTGCCGGTGAATATCGGCGCGGCCGACTCTGGCATCACGGTCAACGAAATCGCCGCCTCGATCGCGGACGCGATCAATGCCAATCCCAAGCTGCCGGTGACGGCGGCTGCGGCGGCGGCCGTGGTCACGGTGACGTGCAAGTGGGGCGGCATCAACGGCAACGAAATCACGTTGGCCGACAGCCTCGCCGGCCGCGTCGGCGGCCAAATCCTGCCGGTCGGCATGACCATCACCTATTCGGGTTTCCAGCTTGCCGGCGGCGTCGGCGCGCCCGATTTCACCAACGCGCTCGCGAACCTCGGCGATAACCCCTACGAGTACGTGGCGCTGCCCTACACCGACTCCACCACGCTGCTCGGATGGGAAACCGAATTCGGATTTTCCGACGCCGGCCGCTGGGGCTGGATGCGCCAGCTTTACGGCCTGCTCTACAGCGCCAAGCGCGGCATCTATTCGGACCTCGTGACGTTCGGCGAATCCCGCAACTCGCCGGTCACCACCGTGATGGGGATCGAGCCGCAGATGCCGTCGCCGTCCTATCAGATCGCGGCGGCGTACTGCGCCAAGGCGGCGCGCGCGCTGACGATCGACCCGGCCCGGCCGCTGCAGACCTTGCACCTTGAGGGCACGATGGCCGCGCCGCTGCACCAGCGCTTCAACCTCGGCGAAACGAATACGCTCGCCTGGTCGGGCATCGCGACGCAACGGACGTTCGAGGATCAAATACCGCAAATCTCGCGTGAAACGACGACGTATCAAGTCAACCTCTACGGCCAGCTTGATGACTCCTACGAGTTGGTGACCACGCTGGCGACGTTGTCGAAGCTGATCCGCAATCAGCGTTTTGCGATCACCAGCAAATACCCGCGCCACAAGCTCGCCGACGACGGCACCTTGTTTGCGGCCGGGCAGGCCATCGTCACGCCGAAGATCATCAAGGCCGAGCTGGTCGCCGAATACGCCATCGACGAGTTCAACGGGCTCGTCGAGGACATGCAGGATTTCAAGGCCAATCTGATCGTCGAGCGCGACTCAAGCGACCCGAACCGGGTCAACGTGCTCTACCCGCCGGACTTGATCAATCAACTGCGCATCTTCGCGGTGCTCAATCAATTCCGGCTGCAATATAACCGCGGCGGCATCGACGCGAGCACACTGAGCTAACGCGCTCGCGCCGCCACGCTCGCGGCGGCTTCGCCTTTCCAGACAAACAGGAGCATGACCGATGGCACAGCGCATCGCTGGTATCGCCTATCTGAAAGTCGACGGCGACCTCTATCCGCTGCGCGGCAATTTCACCGTGTCGCCGACGCCGATCGAGCGCGCGGGCATCGCCGGGCAGGACTACGTGCACGGCTACAGCGAATTGCCGCGTGTGCCCTACATCGAGGGCGACGTGTCGCTGGTGCCCAACTTGAGCGTCGAGCAAGTCGCGCAGATCACCAACGCGACGGTGACCGCCGAACTGGCGAACGGCATCACCTACGTGCTGCGCGAGGCGTGGTGCCGATCCGCGCTCGACCTCAACACCCGCGACGGCCAGACGCGGGTCCGGTTCGAGGGCGTGTCGTGCGACGAAATCATGCCGAACACTGGCGCGCCGGCGACGCCCGTCACCACGCCGGCGGTCGCGGCCTAAGAGCGCCGGCGCCGAGGAGGTAACGAGCCATGAACGATCAGACTGCCGCCGCCGCGAACGAGCCGGGCGCGCACGGCCCGACCGGCAGGCCGGGCGACGCGACCAATGGGCAGCGCCAGGAAGCGCCGGCCGAATCCAAGACCAACGGCGCGAGCGGCGCATGGGATGGCGTGCTGCATCTTCGCAAGTCGGTCATCGCCAACGGCGAGCCGGTGATGGAAATCAAATTCCGCGAGCCGAGCGGCGGCGATATCGAGCGCATCGGCAACCCGGTGACGTTCACGTTTTCGGAAAACCAGCCGCGCGTGCACATGGAAAGCGGCACGATGACTCAGATGATGGCGCACCTTGCCGGCGTGCCGCCGTCGACCATCCGGCAATTGCATCCGCGCGATTGGGAGAACGGGGCCTGGATGCTCGCCGGTTTTTTTACGCCCGATCTGTTCGCTTAAACCGCCCGCTGAGCGAATTGATCCTGCACTGCTACAGGCTGGCGAAATACTACAGCCTCGATCCGCGCACCTTCCTCGACATGCCGCTGTCCGAGGTCATGCGCCATCTTTATTGGACCGACTATCTCGCCGAGCGCACCGCGCTAGAGCAACAGGCCGCCGATAATGGCTGACCAAACCGCACACGTCACGCTGACGCTGACCGACGAAATGTCGGATGGCATCGCGACCATCACGCGGCAATTCGAGGGCCTGCAGCGCACGATCCGCGACACGACGCGGCGCTCCGACGAGTCGTTCAAACAAAGCGCCGAGGAGGTCGCGAAATACGCCGAGTCGCTCGGCAAGATCGGCGAGCGCCTGCGCAACATTCCCAAGGAGGTCCAAGAACCGCTCGCGGCAATGCAGCGCGCGCTCGGCAATATCCCGCAGCTCCTTTCGATCTTCGAACGGCAGGGTGCGAGCACGACGGCGGTGCTCGGCGGCATGGCGACCGCGCTCGGCCGCGTTGCGCTCGGCGCGGGCGGCGTCTCGACTGGCATTCTCGGCGTCGCCGGCGCGACCGGGGCGCTGTTGAACCGCATGATCGAGGCGAACAATGCGGTGCAAAATCTGCAAACCAACTTGCGCACCAATACGGACACGACCGTCGTCGCGATCCAGCGGCTCTACGCGTCGGTCGGTTCGAGCGGCGAGGTCGCGCTGCAACAGGTAAAGCAGTGGAACGAGCTTTATCAGGAACTCTCAAAAGGCAATCAGGCGGCGCTCGCGCAAACGCTGCTCAAGCACGAGGGCGGCAAGGAGGTCCTCGACCAATTCAACAAGTCACTGCGCGAGGGCAAGGACGGCGCGACGGCCTACAAGGAAATGCTCGAATTCATCGCCCGCCAGCCGACGCGGACGGCGATCGAATTGCTGAAAGAATTGCATTTGAACGTCGCCGACACGATCCATGCCGCCGAGCGGCTGCGAGCAGAGGGCGGCTTGCCGAAAGTGTGGGGCCCGACCGCCCAGGAAGCGCGGGATTACGCCACCAATCTGGAAACGATTTCTCGCGCTTACAACCAACTAGCCGACACGATCGACGATTTTTGGCGGAAAAATCGGGAGGGCATCGCGCAATTTGGTGCCGACTTTACGCTGTGGATTCGGCAACAACTGCGCGACTTGAACGCGCTGTTCAACACGCCGCTGAAAGACATGGATTGGCGTTATCTGTTGCAGCGCTTCAAACAAACCGCCGGCGGCGATTTCGGCGCGTCCGAGGAGGTCAAGGTCGAGGAAGGTATCGAAATCCTCAAGCGCGCTTATGGTGCGCAAGGGACTGCGGAGCGTGACCGCCTCCATCCGGGGCGGGTCGGCGGCCAGCCAAGGCCAGTGCAGCCGCGCGACGATGATGTGCAGAAATTCTATAACGAGTGGCCTGGGGCAGCGCCGCGATTGCAGCGCCAATCGTACATCGGCGGCGGCGAGCGCGGCAGTCGGCCGTTTCAGTTTATCAGCTACAGCCCGGATCAAGAGGCGACCGGGCGCGGCGACGTGCGCGAAATCAAGGACACCAACAAAGAGTCCACCGCGTATCTGCGGCAGATGACCGATACGCTGTTGTGGATTCGGCACCAAATGGAATCGGCCGGCATCGGTGCCGGTGGCGGCGGCGGTGGTGGCGGACCTCAAGTCACGAACGCCGCCTACACGACGCGCGGCGGCAGCTTCGCCGCAGCCACACGCATGGGCACGAACCCGCTGCAAAGCCACGGCGGCGTGCAGTTGCCCGACGCGATGCCCGACGTGGGAGCTGCGGCGCGGAGCGCGGGCGGTCGCGGCGATCCGCGCGGCCTCGAAAGCTACATTCGCGCGCAGGCCGCCGCGAACGGCGTCGATCCCGACGTGGCGATGCGCGTCGCGCGCTCGGAAGGGCTGGGCGTTTTCAGCGGCGACCGTGGCACATCGTTCACTGCGTTTCAGCTCCATACCGGCGGCGGCCTCGGCGATGTGTTCAAGCGTGCCACCGGCCTCGATCCGAGCGACCCGGCGAACGAGCGGGCGGCCATCGCGTGGACGATGCAGCACGTCGGCCAAACCCACGATTGGAGTCCGTGGCATGGTGCGGCGCGCGTCGGCGTCGGGCGGCATGAGGGCTTCGGTTACCACGGCGGTCCCGGCGGACACGTCAGCCAAGAGACGCCGCAAGGGCCTGCCGGCGATCCGGCGGTGCCGGGCGATATCCTCGCGCGAGCGCGCGAGGTCGCGCTCACCAGCGGTCCCGCTGGCGTCGAGCGGTTCATGCGCGCGCAAGGCTATCCGCGCGCGGGCAATTGGTGCGGCGAGTTCGCGGCCTCGGTGGTCAAATCGGCCGGCTATAAGCCGCCGCAAAATCCGGCCATCGCGTCGAACTGGCGGCGCTTCGGCACGGTCGATCCGGTGCCGCATCCCGGCGACATTGCGGTGCGCCGTGGCGTGGCGACCGGCTCGACCGGAAGCCATGTGACCATCGTCGAGGCGGTGCACGGCGGACGCTTCACCGGGCTGGGCGGCAATCAGCGCGCCGGCTTCGAAAGCAACTTTCCGGTTGGCGGTTATGAATTCCGGCGACCGCCGGGCGGCGGCGGGCTGGCGCACGGCATGGTCGATCCGCATGCCATTGACCGCCACATCGGCGCCCCGAGCACGTCGGGCCATCTTGGCACCGCGCACGTGCATGTCTCGTTCGACAATCTGCCGCGCAACGCGCGAACGCGCGCGCGCAGTAGCGGCGTGTTCAAAAATCTCCGCGTCGCGCACACGCCGGCGATGAACACGACCGGCAGTCACGGACCCGACGACAGCAATCTTTATGCGTCCGAGGTCGGTTAATGACCGACTTTTCGCGGTACGCGATCCCGCCGTTTCCGACGCGGGCGGTGATCATCGTCAACGGCGTCATGTATTACGAATGGACGTCGGTGAGCGTGCGCTGCGAACTCAACGGCAACCCGCCGCGCACCTTTCGTTTCACGTGCTCCGAGCAAGTGCCGGTCGGTGCCAAGCTCGCCTTGATGCAGATCGTGCCGGTGGTGCCGTGCACGATCATCTTGGACTCCAACCCGGTCATCAACGGCTTGGTGACGACGCGGCAAGTCTATTACTCGGCGACCGAGCACGCGATCGAAATCCAGGGCGAGGATTGGGCGGGCTGGACCGCCAAGGCCCCGGCACAGTCGCAGACCGGCGAATTCAAGGGCCCGGCGGTTTCGATCATTCAATCGCTGGCCGCGCCGGTCGGGCTCGGCGTCGAGGTTCTCGGCGACGTCAACAATATCTCGATCCCGCGTTTCTCGATCCAGCCCGGCGAAACGACGTGGGAAGCGGTCGAGCGCATCGCGCGGCACATCGGCGCGTATATCAGCAGCGATGCGTCGGGCCGCACCATGCAATTGCTCGGGCCGAACTCGGTGCTCGGCGACGACGAGGTTGTCGAGGGCATCAACATCGTCGAGGCGCGCGAGACAATTCACTCGCTCATGAACGCGGCCGAGCAATCTGTCATCGGCCAGGCACCGCGCACCGACGACACCGATCAGGCCACCGCGACGCAAGGCCACGTCACCGTGCCGGGCCTCAACAGTTTCGGCATCACGCCGGGCGTCGGCGCGCGCTCGCTCGCCGAGCTTCCGGCCTTCACGCTCGAATGGCTGCAATCGCGCGCGACCCACGAGGCGACGATTTCGTCCTCAAATGAAATCCGAGTCGACGTGACGCTCGCCGGATGGCAGCGGCCCGCCGGAGGCCTGTGGGTGCCGGGCCAAACGGTGTTCGTGAAAAGCCCGATGCTGGTCATGAACGACATGCCGCTGTTGCTGCACGCGGTCGATTTCACTCAGGACAATCGCGGTGGCACGCGGGCCACGCTCGAGCTGACCAATCAGCCGGTCGGCACCCAGCCGTTCGCGACCGAGGGCGAGAACACATGACGATCCGCACCACGATCACTGACGCCAGCCGCCGCGCGCAGACCGGCATCGCGCGCTGCACGATCCGCAAGTGCGACGACGATCACGACATGCAGGAGGTTTTGCAGGCCGACGTGATGCACTCGGAAACGCCGACGAGTTTCGAGCGCTGGCAGCAAGTCGGCTTCACCGCCTATCCGAGCGATCAGCAACAGGGCCAAGGCCAGCAAGGGCAGGGCACCGGCAACGGCGGCGGTGGCGATATCATGGGCGGCGCGAGCGGCTTCAACAACGCCCAGCCGAAAACGCCGGCCGCCGAGGGCGTCATGGTCTACCCCGGCGGCTCGCGCTCGCATCCGGTATGTGCCTCGATCGATGACCGGCGCGTGCGGCCGTATCAGATGAAGCAAGGCGAGTCGGCGATGTACGCGTGCGACGGCTCGGGCCAGATGCTCTATCACCGGCTGCGCGGCGACGCGAACGACGGCCTCTATATGCTGACGTGCGACCCGCAACAGAACAGCGGCGGCGGCCAGCGCGAGCCGATTGACCTCGTCGTCTACAACGATTTCGCCCGCGACCGCGCCGGCAAGATACTGCGCAACCGGGACGGCAGTCAGCAGCAACAGGCGACGCGTTTTCTCTCGATCCGTCACGTCAACAAACAAAAACAGCAGCGCAAATCGCAGGCGTTGAACAGCGGCGGCGGCGCGCAGCCCGGCGGCCGAGCGAACGGCGGCAGCGGCGGCCAGCAACAGCAATACAAGCACGAGGGCGACTCGGTGAACACCGAGGCGCGCTTTTCGAAACAGAAAATCGAATTTTTCGACGCCAGCACCAACGTCGGTTACTACGACCGCCAGCGCAAGCGGTGGAGCATCAACAACGGCCACGATCTGCAATCGTGCGTCGCCGATCAAAACCATGTCCACATTGATTTCGACGGCATGGCGGTGTGGGTCGACGCCGGCGGATGCTGGTCGAGCCAGCCGATTCAAATCAAGCCCGATCCCGGCTTCTATCGCGCCGACTATGACGGCTCGCCGGAAAGCTATCGCCGCGTGATGGGCTACCCCGCGAACAACGAACAGCGCAGGCCACCGTCATGGCAAGCATTCCAAGCCGCCCGCCTGGAAGCGTCCCGGCGAACGTCGCGAACCCGCCGGGCCGTATCATATCGGGCGCGCTCGCTGCCAATCCAAACAACCCGCTATGGCGCTCCCGTCTACAGCGCGCCTCCTTCAAGGGCGTGCAGTTTTACGTCGATCAGCAAGGCCGCAGCTCTGGCCGCCGCGTGGTTGTGTTCGAATATCCGAAGCGCGATCTTCCCTACGCCGAGGACATGGGGCGGCACGCGATCCGCTATCAGATGACGGGTTATCTGATTCAGGCCCCGGGCCTGGGTCCGAACGAACCGGCGGGCAGCACCTATTACGGCCTCGATCGCGACTACGGTGTGGCCCGCGACCGGCTCGAAGCCGCGCTCATGAGCCCGGGCCCGGGCGTGCTGCGCGACCCGTACAATCCGCAATTCTTTACGACGCTGGCAGGCTACACCGGCGCAACGCCGACGTTCATGTGCGAGCGCTACAGCATCGTCGAGCAGCGCGAGAAAGGCGGCTTCTGTCAGATCGAAATGGCATTCGTCGAGGCGGGCCTGCCCGGCAACGTCGGCCAGCCTGCACCGACCACGCAAGTGACCAACGCCGCCGATCAAACAACGTCGAACACCGCAACCGCGACCGACGCGCAACAGCAACAGCTACAGGCCCCGACCGCGCCGAGCATCGCGCCGGTGCAAATCCCCGACACGCCGGTGCCTTTCGGCGTCTCAGTCTGACAAGGAGCAAACAGTCATGGCGGGCAAGTGCAACAATTGGGTGCTCGACAACGGGCTCGCGGCGCTGGTGGCGAACGCGTCGCATATCTTTATCTGCTCGCAAGAGCCGGTGGATTTCACCACCGCGACGGTGACCTACGCGCTCGGCAACATGAATTTCGGCGCGGGCGCGGCGCTCACCGGCCCGACCAATCGCTCGGGCACGTCGGGCCCCGGCGGCACCGCGCCGAATCCCGGCCGCCAAGTCACCACCACGGCGGTGACCTCTGGCACGGTGACCGGCACCGGCACGGCGGTGCGCTGGGCCATCGTTGACGTGCCGAACGCGCGGCTGCTCGTCGACAACGACCTCGCCGCCGGGCAGGCCGTCGCCGCCGGCAACGTGTTCTCGATCCCGGCATTCAATTTCGGCATCCCCGGTTCATGACCGCGAAAAGCCTCACGCATAAGTTCGTTTCCGCCGTCGCTGACGGGACGGACCCGAGCGTCGTCAAGCCATCGGCGTGGGATGATGACCACAATTTCTGGCTCGGCTTCCGCACCGTCACGACGACGAGCGACGCGCTGACCCAGGCCGATCATTGGTCGCTGATCACGTGCAGCAATGCGGGCGCGACCAACATCAACGTGCCGGCTCCGACCGGCGGCAATTTCCCGCTCGGCTATTACGCCCGCGTGCGCTGTGCCGGCGTCGGCGGCGTCACGCTCACCGGCACCGGCGGCGCGACCATCAACGGCGCGGCCTCGATCGGGCTGGCGCAGAACGATGCGGTCGACATTTACGGCACCGGCACCACCGATTTTCAGGCGGTCGCGGTGCGCGCCAATCCGGGCGTGTCGTCGCTCAACACGCTGACCGGCGGCCTGATCCTCGCGGTGTCGAACACGCCGGCCGGCTCGCGCGGCGGCCTCGGCCTCGGCACGGCCGGCTCGACCATGACGCTGTCGCGCGATCCGCCGTGGTATCTGGAAAACATTTCGCTGCAGGCGAGCGTCGCGAGCGGTGTGCTGACCGTCAACGTCAAGGATGCCGCCGGCAATGCGCCGTCCGGGTCCTCGGCGCCGCGCATCACCTTCCTCGAT